CATGCACACACATTCTCCGGAGCAATACCGCCGATTTGGTCAATGATGTCTTTACCAGCACCAAGGAAACTACCCATAGCACGTTCTAGCATGTTTGGAATAGCAATTGGATTTACAGGTGTTGCACAGAAGTTGATCAAGTTTGCAACGTTTTGTGCTTCTGCTAGTACACCATTTAGACGTCCTAGTACACTGTCCAGTTTAGTGTGATCCATAAATTGTTCAACACTGCCTACTAGCTCTGTTAAAGCATCGTGTAGTTCGCTTTGCAATCCTGGAATGCCCAACAATGCATTGATATTAGCATGCATACACAATTGTACGTTTGGCAATTTAAGTCCATTACCACTGAGCATACCGCAAAGAAGTTCTCTGAGTGTGAAACTATATTCAGCACTAGCAACAACTTTGAGTGAATCTGTTCCACTGCCAGTTGTACCGCTGATATGATGCCGTGCATCTAAGTATTCATTAAGGTCATTTAGACCATTTGGAAAATCTTTAAAACTCATTGTGGACCGCTCGCTGGACTATAGCCGCCTGCTCTAACATCAGGACTTGCACTTGTTGCACTAGGTGAACAATGATTGCCGCCTGGTTTAGGACAGAGATTATCAGCACTTGCACTATCACCATTTAGTATCACGGGAATACTGTTTGCTCTGACATGTCCTATTGTTACGCTTGCTTTTAAATTGCCGCCGCCATGTGTGTTTGGGTCATTGTCCACACTTATGGGTCTACCGTTTACACGAACATTTGTTACTCGTGTTATTGTAGTTGCGCCGCAACTTCTAGTATCGCCTTGTCTGTGTACAAATGATGCCATACAACTATTTATAGTTGCAGTGAACTAGCTGGTGCAATGCCTGTTGTACTTTGCATATATGCGTCTCCCAAACCTTTGTTTGGTTTGTTTGTAGCAATTACATGTGTTTTGTGAATCTGTACTGGATCACTACTTGCTGTGTCGATACTCATAAGCCACGGAATAAGCATAGCTTGTCCGTTTTGCGGGTTAAGTGTAATCACACAAGGCTTTACAACTTTGATAGCATCTGCATCGGTACTGTCGAAACGTGCAACTAACTCCTCGCCTGTGCTTAATTTGATACTAACTGTATCACCTTTTTTATAATTGGATATCACCAACATCTATAATTTCTCCTATGAGTTTTTTAACTTGATTTGGATCCATACGAACAAGTGCTTGCCCTCCGCCAGAAACTAAGAGTTCTCCGTTATGATATATTTGAGGCATAGTTCTATGCCCTTCATTGATCAAAAACTCTCTAGCTTCTGTATTGGTATCCACTCGTATTTCTTCGTATTGTATATTATTGTTTTTCAAATAAGTTTTTGCCATGTCACAATAAGGACACAGTGGTTTACTGTAAAGTGTTATCAAAGTTTCATTCCTTGGAATGTGCTTCCGTTCACATCCTGTTTTGTACCGCCAATAACATAACTACTAATTTCTGTTTCTTGTGGTGCTACTTGTACTTCTGCACCTGCAATCCACTTTTGTGTCCATGGTAGAGGATTACTACCGCCTTTGTACGGGCTAGGTAGTCCTGCCGCTATCATACGTTTGTTAGCAGTCCATTCTACATATTCATGTAACAATTGTGCATTTAGCCCAATCATCGATCCGTCCTTAAACAAATAATCAGCCCATGCTTTTTCTTGATCCACTGCATCCACAAATAGTTGTACCATTTCGTCCTGAGTTTCTTCTTGGATACGTGCAAAGTCAGGATCATCTTTGGGCATCAGTTTAAGTAACGTTTGGGTACTACCCAAGTGTACATTCTCATCTCTACAAATAAGTTTAATAATCTTAGCATTGCCTTCCATCTTTTTAAGTTCAGCAAATGCCCAGCTACATGCGAACGACACGTAAAAGCGAACGCCTTCTAGAATGTTTACACTCATCATAGCTTTCCAGATTAGTTTTTTAAGTTCATATTTGTCCACTACAACATTACGTGCTTTACGATTAGAAACAATTTGGTGTGTGCCTTCTCCGAGAAGATTATACCACATGCCCATTTCAATAAGGTCGTCATAGTGCTTACTAATATCAGTTGCACAATCCATAATCTCTGCAATGTCCATCATTTCGTCAAACACAATACTTGGATTGCTGTAGATGTTACGGATAATATGTGTGTAACTGCGACTGTGGATAGTTTCATTAAACGTCCACGTTGTTATCCAGTTTTCAAGTTCAGGCAAACTTACTAGTGGATTAAAACTATCAGCTGGCGCACGACCTTGTACACTGTCCAACAAGATTTGTCTTTTGAGATTACTTGTAAAGATATGTTTCTCATGTTCAGTTAATTGTTTAAAGTCTGCACTATCTTTTAGTACGTCAACTTCTTCTGGACGCCAGAAGAATCCTAGTTGTTTGTCTGTTAATTTGTCAAACTGTTTATATTTTAATGCATCGTAACGCTGAATGTCGACGCCGCCATTAGGGTCTAAAAACATCAAACTTTCGAGATGCTTGTTTCGTTGTTGTTCATTTAATACGCTCATATTACTTCCTTAAATTGTGCAGCTGTCGCAGGCTTCTTCATCTTCAATTTGATATTCATCATCGATCTCTATATTAGCAGATTCGTTAAGTTTGTCAATATCTATTTCGCCTTGACCATCATATGTGTTGAAATAGTATAATTGCTTACCGCCGTATTTGTAAAAGATCATTAAATGTCTAAGCATTTCACTCATGCTGATCTTTTCATCTTCATAGAACACAGGATTGTAACTTGTGTTTACACTGATACCTTGGTCAATATACTTTTGTAGTATAGCCATAATAGTCATATAGCCTTCTGGACTACGCTGATCCCACAACAGCTCATACTTGTTTTTAAGATGATGGATGCCAGGCACAACTTGTTTTAGTATGCCGTGTTTACTTTGTTTAACACTTACCAAACTACGTGGTGGCTCAATACCGTTTGTAGCATTTGAAATCTGTGCTGATGTTTCAGCAGGCATAAGAGCCATTAGTGTACTGTTACGAATACCTGTAGCTTTGAGTTGTTCTCTTAGCTCTCTCCAAGGCATACGCTCTTTGTGTGGTACTAGTTCATCTACATCTGTTTTGTATGTTTGGTTAGGTGTAATACCATCACTATACTTTGTTTCATTGTTCCACAAGCATGCACCTTGCTCTACTGCTAGGTCTGCACTTGCTTTGATTAGATAGTAACTCCAAGCCTCAGCAAATGTATCAATCATTTCTAAGTCTGGATTGCTGTATGTCATGCCATTCTTAGCCATCCAATACGCAAGGTTAATAATACCTACACCCAGTGGACGTCTACCTGCTGTAGCACGTTCTGCCGCTTTAACTGGATAGTTTTGATAGCTGAGTAGTGCATCAAGTCCACGTACTGCTAGCTCACATGGCTTTGCAAAGTCTTCTGGTTTTTTGATGTTACCCCAATTAATAGCACTCAGTGTACACAGTGCAATCTCACCTTCGTCATCGTTAAAATCAGTTAACGGTTTTGTAGGCAAATCGATCTCTGCACATAGGTTACTTTGTCTGATTGGTGCTAGTTCTGGTTTAAATGAACCATGTTCATTTGCATTATCTACATTCTGTAAGTAAATGCGTCCTGTATTTTTACGCTCTTCCATAAATTGACTAAACAATTCAGTTGCACTAATAGTTTTCTTGCGTAGTTTTGTATTACGTTCTGCACGTTCGTATATTTCTCTAAACTTGTCTTGATCTGCAAAAAATGCTTCGTATAGACCTGGAACATCACTTGGGCTGAACAATGTAATTTGTCCGTTACTAATTAATCTTTCATAAAACAACTTGTTGAATTGAACACCATAGTCCATTTGACGTACACGATTCTCTTCTGTACCTTTGTTGTTTTTGAGTACTAGCAGATCTTCAACTTCATAATGCCAAATTGGATAGTACAGTGTGGCGGCTCCGTTGCGCACACCTCCTTGGCTACAGCTTCTTGTGGCGCTTTGGAACATTTTATAGAACGGAATAACTCCTGTATGGTAAGCGTCTCCTTTGCGGATTGGGCTACCGAGTGCTCTAATACTTCCTGCTC